GAGAATGCGTGGCAAACTTCTTATTGCCATACTTCTTCTTTGCTTCAGCCTTGGTTAAGAAATACCTGTGACCAACAAACTTCTGATCATCCCATGATGTCGCATCAGTGTCCACAATCACGTCCCAAGGAGCCACTGCAGACACCGATATCCGCTTAAACGGGTCTGGATGTTCATTCGGGACAAGCTTCATGAAGGCACATGGGTAAATAAGCGCAAGTCTGGTCGCATCTTCCAGCTGATTACGGATGCCTGAAAGGTAAGTGTTCACAATTGTCTGCACTTTATCCGGCGAACCATTACCCCGAATGTCTCCTTTAACCACAACAGCAGGAGATCTGGCAAATAAAGAAGCAACATATCCTTCAATAAACTCATAAGCTCTGGATGTCTCAATCAGTATCTGCTCCGGACTGTTCGCCTTGTCCCAGTATCTACACATATAAGCAGCCCTGAGCCTTCTCAGTTCAGGTCGCTTATCGTTCCAGTGCCGCTTATGCTCCTCGTATAACGCTCGAACTTCGGCTAACTTCTTCATGTGTTGATCCTCCAAGGTATCGGCATCTCTTTAATCTTACCCGCTCTTGTCTGTTTTATTAGCATATCCATTCGGTTTCGTCTCGCCTGAGTCAGCATTCGCCTTGGTATGTCCCGAACACAACGATACGCCAAAGCCATAGACATGGCCAAGTCATCGTGCATTCCCCTTGGTGCCTCCGGTGTCACACGCAAAACAACCAATGATCTAAGTTCAGCCATTACCTGCATATCTAAACTGGTGATCATCTCGTTAATAATGTATTCTCTGAGCGTCTCGTAAGCATCAAGCTTGCTTTTCACCGAAGTGACCCAGTCCACGCCCTTATGTGAAAGCCATAAGTTGCGATAGCCCAGATGCCGAAGGCGATACAACACAACATGCCCATGGTTGTTGCTCTCACACAAAACCTTAGCGTCATTGTACTTTTGCGCCACCTTAAGAACAACATCCGCAAACCCCGTAGGTGAAACCGCATTATCTCTGTAATGATATACAGGCTGCAGAGTACTCATTGAGACCACCGTTATCGTCGAATAATCCGACCCAACACCCGCAGCAACATCAACACCCATTGCATAAACATCAGTGCTAACAGGATCCTCATATATCCTGTCGCTGCCCTCAAAGTTAATCGCCTCGATTTTCATCAAATCACCAGCATCAAAATACGTCGAACTCGCAAAGAAGAAAGCATCATCCATGCAAGCCGGGTACTCCCTTCGGAACTTCTCCAGACCCAATGTCGCTATCTGCTGCCTTCTCCAGTAAACCTGAGCATTGTCCAAACCATACTTGCCCACCAACACCTTCTCATTCTCAGTTAACCTGAAATGCTTAGGGGCCTGAAGACGATAACGCTCATGCTCCCACCACCAGAACGTCACCAACTTCCAACCATTCTCTGGCGCACCCTGAACAAGCCTGTGAAAAGCGTCTCCAGCCATATTACTGGTGGACTCAATAATAATCTGACCATCACCAACCGTTGCCGTCACCTGTGCAAGCAACTCCTCCGGGTCATCATAAAAAGCAAACTCCGAAAGATGGGCAGCAGTCAATGTGAAACTTCGAGTTCCACCCTTAGAACCAGCTGTATAAGAACACAAGGTTGCACCCGTGTCAGCAAACTCAAGTGTGGTGCTGTTGTTCAAAGATGACTCCCGATGCAGCAACTTAGGCATCGAGTTCAACAAGGTGTTGTCCATCCTACGTAAATGCTTCGCACTTCGATCATGAAAGCTGATTACACCAAACTTCACCGGGTCTTTCGACTTGTACACCTGCCACAAAGCATAACCCCTGAGCATTGTCGATATACCAATCTGACGGGGCTTAAGAACAATCACTCTCTTATGCCTTTGAACCTCCTTAAGAAGCCTCAGTTGCTCAAGGTTAGGCTCAAAACGTACACGCTTGGAACTCGCCTTGTCCGCAATCCACAACATACGTATGAACTTCTCAGGGTCACCAAGGATCTTCTCCATTAACTCCCGTATGTCTTCAGGCATGTGCTTAAAGTTCATAATTCCTCGCAATGCTGAAATACCGACTCTATTTTTACTGTGCCACCACTCGATATCATTGGCTTTGATTTCTCAAGATGAAACATAAAATAATACTGAACCCATTTGCAGGCTTCACTAATCACCTCTTTAAATTCTGGTGATTCCACAAAGGCCAAAAAGTCTACACCCTTATTTCCTGACAGATCAACCTCTATGGCTGGATCTCCATATTCAACAAGCCACTCGCTTAAGGGCTTCATAAATACTTTTTTATTCGGCATCAACACCTCCTATTTGCGTGGCAGATACTGCGTCTTGATTGTGGGCATCCTGCGGTTCTCATCAAAAACAATTAGGCATGAAGGAGCAGGTGCCGCTGATTCACCACCAACAAAAGTAATCCTGCCTGGTATAAGACGAATCTCTGCAGCCTTCATCACCCAATCATGCCACCACTTGGTGTCTGTTCGAGCAAATGTCAAACACACAACAGTGCAGCCCTTAACTGACTCCTCGTATGCCTTTTGTAGCCATTTGCCAACTGACCGACCGTATGGGGGATTAAGCCACACAGGCTTTCCTTTACTGATCACTGACCATGATTTAGTCAGCGCATCAGCCTCAACATCCAGATAAAGAGAGCACTTTGCATTAGTGCTGCTTGCAGCAGCGTCTAACACGAAATTGAACTCCCGATTAACCTCCTCGAACAAAGCACAAGGCGTTGCCCAGTCTTGCTTCTTCGAGGAAAAAAGCTGCTCGCCTGTCCATGACATAATCAACACCTCCGTTCAACACCATAGCCGATTGTGAGGGGGTAAGAAAAATTAGGCCGCATTTTTAGAGGGGTCCTCCTGCGGAGGTATAAGTCGCGGATGGGGGACCCCCCTCTTTTCCATTGCAGGTGCAAGTCAGATGCAAACGCAAACGTATTGCAAGTGCAAGCCTAATGCAAAGAAGAGGAATAGATAAATACTTTTCTTTTCACCCCTACTTTTTTCTCAAGACCTAACCCCACCATCCCCCACAATAATCCAGACCCTGCCAGCGTTCACCATTTACTCAGCTGTCAACCATGCAGCTGTCTGACGGTTCGTCAGGTTTAATATGAGTTGGGTCAATATGTCACTTCAAATTTGAAGCAACATATTGACGTTATCCCAAGCTCCGGACAATCCATTCACAAAAAAAGATTTGCTGCTTAACCGTTGTCCTGGTCTCATCCCTTAAATATTTGTTGATTGTATCGCTTGCCTTTTGTCTACAAGCGGATATGTTGAAAGGGAGCGATAAACCAAACCAAGGAACACAACATGAAAACATATCCTAACCACTCAGAAGGCTATCCAACTTTTATCGTATGGGAAGGCGAGGCATACTGCCCTGATTGCGCCAACAAATTCGCAGAGGAAGAGAACGAGAAGGAAGACATCACAGAAGAGGAACGCATATTCTCACGTCCTTCTGATGCTGGAATATCGCAGGCTATTAACTGGGAAGTTCAGGATCTTCATTGTTCAGGCGGATTTGCTGGATGCCCTGAATGGATAGAACCAGCCTATAGCGACAACGACTAACCAACCAACCAACCAACCAACTAACCAACCAAGGAACACACCAATGACAACGACACTCTATACAGCAACATCAGGCAACACAAAAACCGGAAACATGCCACAAGCCTGGATAGGCAAGGATTACGATTTGTCAAGTCCTGCCTTGCCTCAGGCTGTCCCCTTTTACCTCGCAGGTTTGGCGGACAAGATGGGCAGATAGGCAAGACCAAGCTCAAGCCCTGTTATGCATGGCAAGGGTCCGCTAAGATGGCGTTCTCATCAATGGTTCGCAAGCTCAAGCGAACAAAAGAACAGGGGAAACCAAACCCATACAGCCTTAAGAATGCAATCACGAAGAGCGTCCGGTCTGCGCGCATGATTCGTGTAACGGCTATCGGCAACGCAGGAGAAATGAGCAAGGAAGACCGGGAAGAGCTGATAACCGAAGCCAAGAAGGCAGGACTTGGATTGCTTGGCTATATCGCAGGGTTTAAAAAATACCCTGAGTGGATGGGTTCCCTAATGGCCTCAACCTATACTCTGCGCATGGCTGATGTCGCCATAGATAAAGGATGGCGAGCGTCAACCGTTCTTCCTGAAGACCATAAACCTCAGTTCTTCGAGACTCCAAAAGGGCGCAAGGGAATTGTCTGTCCTGCTCAATACACAGGGGGCGCGGTTGATTGCAATAGTTGTGGCTTGTGTGTTGCTGAATGGGACACAGAGAAACAGCTGAAGAGATTAGTATATCTTGAACTCTTGGACTCAAGCGTGCTCGAGGAATTGAAAGGACACTTTGAT